AGAAACTGCTGAGAGTTTAGAGGAAGCACTTAAGAATCTTGCAAATACTCATGGTAAAGAAAATGTCTATGTCGAATTACCTGAGTTAGATATTGACGAACTTATCATTGATAATAAAGTTATTCATGCATTATGTGAAACAACAGCATCTAATATACCTGAGAATGATTTAGAGTATGGACCAGATTATTCAATGGTTAAGTTTCTTGAAGATTGTAAAGTAGATTTTGTCAAGTTCAAAAGGTCAGCACAGAAAGAAGTCAACTATCTTGTCAAAGAGTTTGAGTGTAAGAAATCTGCAGGAGCATATGCTCGTGCTACAACAAGTCGTACTGGTGTTCTTGATACAAATAATCTAGTTAATTACAAATTTAGTGAGGATCTATTTAAGAAAGTAACTTTATTACCTGATGGTAAGAATCACGGATTAGTATTTATCCTTGATTGGTCTGGTTCAATGGCTAACGTGATGGAAGATACAATCAAGCAGTTATACAATCTTTTGTGGTTCTGTAAGAAAATTCAAATACCATTTGAGGTATATGCCTTCACATCAAACTTTCCAAGGTCATACACTCCAGAGGGGTACATAGATGCAGAAAAACTTTATGAACCAAAGGATTATTTGGTGGCAGTTGATAAGTATTTCAGTTTGATGAATATTTTTACAAGCAAGGTTCGTGGTAGAGAGTTGGAAGATCAAATGTTAAACATTTACAATATAGTTAAATCATTTAGAAACTATCAAGGAAACCGTGTTGTTCCAGTTGGTATGGGATTATCAGGAACACCACTTAATGAAACTATAGTTGCCTTACATCAAATACTTCCTCAATTTCAAAAACAAAATAAGTTAGAGAAAGTAAACTGTGTGATTCTAACTGATGGTGAAGGTAGTCCACTTACATATCACAAATCAATACAAAGAGATTGGGAAGATACACCATACATGGGCACTCAATATCTCAATGAGAATTGTTTCTTACGTAACCGTAAAACAGGTAAGACATATCAATTGACTGATAACTGGTATAAGTTTACTCCAATTCTTTTAAGAGATATAAGTGAATCATTTTCAAATGTTAACTTCATTGGTATTAGAGTAATGGATAGTCGAGATGCAGGTAGGTTCCTTCGTATGAATGACTTAGATTGTAACTCTGAGGAATACACAAAGAAGATGAAAATCTTCAAGAAAACAAAATCAGTTGCAATTGAGAATGTTGGATACAAAGTTTACTTCGGTATGTCATCAAAAACATTGTCAAGTAATTCTGAATTTGAGGTTGAAGATGATGCAACCAAAGCACAAATCAAAAAGGCATTTACGAAGTCATTAACTGCAAAGAAAATGAACAAACAAATCCTAAGTAGATTTGTAGAATTAATTGCCTAAATATAAAAAAAGTGTCTAGTGAAATGAAGACCTATAAAGAGTTCATGCAAGAGAGCAGTCTCTCTCGAATTAAAAGTAAATCTGATAAGGGTGGTATTGCTACAATGTCTGCATCCAGAGCAGATAAGTCTGCAAAGGAAAATCGTGCAAGAGCAAAACAATTAGATAGAGATATCCGTGGTAGAGGACTTGGTGGTGCTACAAAAGTAACTGGTTCATATATGGAGAAAGATAAGAAGACAGGTGAAGAGAAGAAAGTCAAAGAAAGAAGTCATGTAGTCTCATCAGGAAAGATGGGTAAGAGAAAGTTCAAGAAGACAGTAAAAGCACTTGGTAAAAAGTATGGTCAAGACTCTGTGTTGACACAAACGAAAAAAACTGGTACACTATCAGCAACAAGAAAAGGTGGACTTGGCAAAGCAAAAAACATTAAATTAGGAAAATTCAAACCACAGGGTAAAAACCCAGAGGGTCAATCTCAAATCAAAGGAAAAACTTTTACATACGGTTAATGACAACACCACTTTACGACGACTCCAACTGGAGAGAAGAATACAAACAGTATACAAGTAACAAACGTTATCTTGAATTATTGGAAAACGGACCTAAACAACTTTCTCAAGCATGGGTATTAGGTGCATTGTATAATGAATGGAAGAAAATAAAAGGATATAATAAATTCGATCCAAAAGAAAACGAAGGTCAACTACAATCTTCATTTAAGGAATTTAATAAAAAGTATGAGTGAATTTACCAAAAGGCATATAGGTATTTCACAGGAAGAAGAAAAGAAAATGTTAGAGGATTTAGAAGTCTCTAATATTGATGAACTTGTTCGCCAGATAGTTCCTGATTCAATACTTCTTCGTGGTGAAAGTAATTTACCAAAGGGTTGTAGTGAGCAACAAGCACTTACAGAATTAAAAGAAATATCAAAACAAAATATAGTTAAAAAGACTTTAATTGGTCAAGGATATTATGGCACAATAGTTCCTCCAGTTATACAAAGAAATGTATTTGAGAACCCTGCTTGGTATACATCATATACTCCTTATCAGGCAGAGATATCTCAAGGTAGATTAGAAGCATTATTTAATTATCAAACACTGATCACAGAACTTACTGGATTACCAGTTGCAAATGCATCATTATTAGATGAAGGAACTGCAGCAGCAGAGGCGATGATTCTTGCATATAATAATTCTAAAAATAAAAATATTTTTATTGTTGATAGTGAAGTATTTCCACAAACATTAGCAGTTTTAGAAACTAGAGCAGAACCATTAGGTATTGATATCATTCAACATGATTTAGATAGTAAAATACCACTATCAGATTTTGAAAATGCTTTTGGTATATTAGTTCAATTACCAAATAGAAAAGGTATATTATCTAATCCAGATGCAATCGTAAGGGTAGCAGATGTTTACAAATGTATGAAGATTGCAGTTGTAGATCCAATGTGTCAGGTATTAATGAAACCTGTGGGAGAGATGGGATTTGATATTGCTGTTGGTAGTATGCAGAGGTTTGGTGTACCAATGGGATTTGGTGGTCCTCATGCTGCTTTCTTTGCAATTACAGATAAGTATAAAAGAAAAATACCTGGTCGTATTGTAGGACAATCTGTAGATAGTCAAGGCAATCCAGCATTAAGATTAGCACTACAAACAAGAGAACAACATATTCGTAGAGATAAAGCAACAAGTAATATATGCACAGCACAAGCATTACTTGCTAACATGGCAGGATTCTATGCTGCATATCATGGTGCAGAAGGACTCAAAGTTATCGCAAGAAGAATTAAATTATTAAGATCAACTTTAATTACTGTTTTAAAATGGAATGGTTTTGAAGTTGATGAGTGTGATGGATTTGATACTGTTAGATGGAAATCTAATTTTATAATTGAAGATTACAATGTCAACTATGAGGATGGATATATTATATTATCTCTTGATGAAGTATCTAATTTTAATACAATATTAGACATAGTAAAATCACAAACAGATCTTGACACTCCTATGCAAATTATTCTACAAGCATGGGATAGTGTAGTTGGTATTAAATGGTCAAATATTTCAGAGAGAACTAAACCTTGGTTACAGCAAGAAGTGTTTAAAAAGTATCATAGTGAAACTAACATGATGAGATATATTCATGAATTAGTATCTAAAGATTTCTCATTGTTAAATGGTATGATGCCACTTGGAAGTTGCACAATGAAATTAAATGCAGCAGTAGAACTCATGCCAGTAAGTTGGGATGAGTTTGCAAATATACATCCGTTTGCTCCAAGTTCACAGGTCAAAGGATATAAAAAAATTATAGATGATCTTGAAAATTGGTTGTGTGATATTACAGGATTTGATGCGATATCTTTACAACCAAATGCAGGTTCTCAAGGTGAGTATGCAGGTCTACTAGCGATACAAGAATATCATAGAAGTCGTGGTGATGATAAAAGAAATGTATGTTTAATTCCTACAAGTGCACATGGAACAAATCCAGCATCAGCAGTAATGGCAGGTATGAAAATTGTTCCTATCAAATGTGATGATGATGGAAACATCGACATGAAAGATTTAACAAAACAAGCGATTATGAATACGTTTGAGTTGTCTTGTATTATGATTACATATCCATCAACTCATGGTGTATTTGAGACTTCTATCAAAGAGATTTGTAAAATTGTACATGAAAATGGTGGTCAGGTTTATCTTGATGGTGCAAACATGAACGCACAAGTTGGACTTGCAAAACCTGGTGATTATGGTGCAGATGTATGTCATTTGAATTTACATAAAACATTCTGTATTCCTCATGGTGGTGGCGGTCCTGGTGTCGGTCCAATTGGTGTTGCAGAACATTTAACACCTTTTGTTGATCAGAAAGTATCAGCATCTGAATATGGTAGTGCATCTATTTTATCAATTAGTTGGATGTATATTCGCATGATGGGTGGAGATGGTTTAAGAAAGGCAACTGAAATATCATTATTATCAGCAAACTGGTTAGCGTATCGTATCGAACCATTCTTTAAAGTATTATATAAAGGTGAGAATGATAGAATTGCACATGAATGTATTTTTGATTGTCGTTCTTTAACAGTTAGTGCAGAAGATGTTGCAAAAAGATTGATGGATTATGGTTTTCATGCTCCCACATTATCATGGCCAGTTTTGAATACAATGATGGTAGAACCAACCGAAAGTGAATCATTAGAAGAACTTGAAAGATTTGGAAAGGCAATGGTTAATATTAGAAGAGAGATACAAACAAATAAAGATATCTTGAAAAACGCACCTCACACATCGAGGGTTGTCTGTTCTTCAGATTGGGTGTATAATTATAGTCGTGAACAAGCAGCATATCCCGTAGATCAAAGTAATAAATTTTGGCCAGCAGTATCAAGAATTGATAATGTTTATGGTGATCGTAATCTTGTCTGTTCGTGCTCAAATTATTTTGAAACCACTTCGTAATGACTACTACTTTTATTATTGCACTACCAGAAGAAGCAGAAGGTTTAAAAGGATATTCAATTTATTTAAGTGGTTGTGGTAAAGTAAACGCTACCATTGCCACAATGGAAGCGATAGATGCGGGAGCAAAAAGAATAATTAATTATGGAACTGCTGGTGCTGTTGGAAATATATCTGGATTAGTCGAAGTCACTGGATATGTTGATCGTGACATGGATGTTCGCCCACTTGGATTTAGATTAGGTCAAACACCTTTTGAAGAAGGTATTCGTATTGGTAGAAGAGGTTTAGTTGTTGGAAGTGGTGATTCCTTTGCAGTTGGTAAACCAGAGATAGAATGTGATATCGTAGATATGGAAGCATATGCAATCGCCAGAGTATGTAAAAAATATGATGTTGATTTCAAATGCTTCAAATACATATCGGACAAGGCAGATGAAAATGCTGCGTCTGATTGGAGAGAGAATATTAAAAAAGGAAATGAACTCTTTCAAACAATGCTTTATAATATGGGATACTAATGGAACTTAAAGACTGGTTAAATTCAATCAACCTTACAAAGAAAAATTTGATGGATGAAGATCCATCAGTTGAGAAAGATTTTCCTCCATACATTGTAAATCGTTGTTTGTCAGGACATCTTGATACAGTGATGTATTCCAATGAAATGAACATGTATTCCTTTTTACCAAAGCGTATGCAATATGACTTTTTTATAAATACTGTGAGACCAAAGAAAAGATTTTCTCCTTGGCTCCGTAAGGATACGATCAAAGACCTTGATTATGTGAAGCGTTATTATCATTATAGTGACGAAAAAGCAAAGCAAGCTTTGAGGATTCTGACCAAAGAACAAATTATTTTTATAAGATCAAAGTTTGAGATTGGAGGCACAAAATGAGCGTGGTTCAG